GTCAGGATCCAAATTAACTTAGAACAAGTTAACTAAGATAGCGGTCTCACACCGCTCCCAGGTCACCCCATCATATAATGAAAAATAGGGGTGCTCCTCTGTCTCCTTTACCGGTATCCAGCTTGATGGCCGGACGCGCCAGTTTGGTGCGACAGAACGTCTCAGTCGGTATCTAATAGACGACGCACTTTGCCTAAGTGTTGCCGTCCCCGACATTAGCGAACCCTGCAAAAAGCTTAGCCATAGACCCCAAGGGTTCCATGACAGCTTACTAATCAGGTGTCTAGGTCCATCAAAACCTAAGTCCCCGACTCGCCAGGTCAAACTCTGAGGCCTAAAAGCCTTATAAAGAGTCGACCCGTTCTTAGACGTTGCAAGGCGCCCCGCCATAAAGCGTGGCACCTTGATTCCAGCAACGTCCATTTCCCATAGAGGAACGGGCACGAACTTAACAGTTCGCGCGAGAAGTCCCACTGAGCGAGATAGATGGATCCCCGTAAAAGCGGACCATCTGTTTAGTGCGTTAATTGCAGAGTAGCGATCTTGTGGCGTTTTTAGGTGTTTTATATAGACACCTCTAACGTTGCATCCGAAATAAAAATCAGATCCACAAGATTCGCGAAACGGACCTTCGCAAAAGGTCTTTCCGTGGTTGACATTAAAGCCAAGAATGGCTAGGAGGCGGAGAACTTTATCACTAATCCGAAAAGGACAGATGATATCGTCACCAAACACACCAAAGTCGCCCAGCTTCCTCCCATGAGGAAGATCAGGGTAAGACTCACCATTCGCACGGTAGGCGGCTAGAACAATGGCTGCAAACAAAGTCGTTTGCATTGGAAAAGTATAGCCATTGCCCATACTAGAAAGTATATCTAGTTGGTAAGAACCTAGCCCTCGTATCATGGTGCTTTCCGAGCGGTACCTCATTAAGAGGTTGAATACCGATTTCGGATAAACAGATTTTGCCATAGAAATAGGCATGTCTGAAGCATCACGCAGGTCGATTGTGACAAATTGCTGAGGACACAACTCGGCACTCAGTGAACCCTGACGAGCAAGTTCGCGGTTTTTCTCGGGCTGCCGGGATATATCAATACCCCAGAAGGACTTTAGTCGTCGCTCGACGACCGAAGCCCACCCTAACTGGAAAAACATATCTAACGATTTCTCGCTACATATAACGCGAGCAACGTCCCGTTCCTTCGCAGCGAAACCAAGAGAACTATCTTTAACTATAGTGGCCTCTCCATGTTGAATGACTCGAGTTTCCTCAGCAGTCATCCAGTCAGGGAAGTCCTTAATATAGTTGCTGTACATTCTGTACAGATACGTGCTCGAACAAGTTAAGGGACCTGAGAACAGCTTATTATAAAAGGTCTGTCCTGAAGAACCTACACTCACGCCAGGTCCGGTACGCCCTTCTTCGAGGGAAGACCAGTCCGACGCAAGAGCAATGCCACCCGGATGAAAGAAATCATCAAGGGCGCGGCGAAGTTCGCCGAAGAGGATCTTATCCTCATCACACTGCAACTTGAGCTCCCACTTACTGCATTCAGAGTTCCGTTCAAGGAACTTAAGCAGTGCTCGAGATTCAGCATGTGCATCCTGCTCGTCACGGAACTTTTTGTAAAAAGTTCTTGATAGAACAAGCGCACGAGCTTTTCGAACAGGAGAGCCAAGCTTCTTTTTCCAAGTACGAGGAAGAATACCAGATTTCTGGTAAGCCTTATACTCGGTGTATGTGAAGTATTGGCGCAAGTCACGCAAAAGATTTGCATAAAGAACAACGGAGCTTAAAACACTCATATTTGCCTCGGTGCATGTGTACAACAGTTAATATCGACCATGGAACATGGTCAATACGGCGTACGGTTCAGGTTGAACCAGACGCCACATTGGTCTGTAGCTCGGCAACTTTTGCCCAGAGCAATCCAATGTGAACCGAAAGAGCCGCCGCGATATTTACCGCGTCGAAACTTTCCGAGCCTGCCGGGATATCCATCTTCGTATTGAACATGGATGTCTTTGAAGACAGGTTGGCTGCACACAAAACGCCCTTCCTTGTCACTACTGAGTGAGTGTTGACAGGGATCGCAGGGTAGGCCAGAGTAACTGGATTCACCTGCGGCAAAGGTTTTGGAACCTTTGGGGCCCACACTGTAAAGTCGAAAGGATCCGACACAGTATGGTAGCGTACACCAGAAGCCGTACCTGAAGTAAGAGCGGAGATGATACCGCGCTTGCTATTGGTATCGGGACCGGTGGCACCAGAGACAGTAAACACAGGACTTGTCATACCTGTGGCTGCGGCTCCGGTAACAGTTGATGGAACTGTAAACATAGTAACACCTTGACGTGAAAAAGGAAGTTTAAAAGAACCGCAAGCGAGCGAGAGCAGCCAGATTGGCGGCCTTAAGCCCCCATCCTGGAACTCGAAACTGGAAACTGGTCTTTAAATCCCAGTGGATTCCTAAACGCTCGACTGCGACCATATTACAAGTGCCGATTGCTCCTGTCCCGAACCTCTTCTCCAAGAGGGTATAAACGGAAGGACTATTTTCAGGCAACGTAAGACGAACTGTCCCGCCTGAGATCTCTATTGATGCGCTCCCGTTTGATTTCCAGGAGCGATTCACCCAGGCTAAGTTAGTCTGGTTAAAGAGAGAGGCTTCAAGAATATCGCCTATGTTTATAAAATAGTCGACAAGGAACGAGTATGGGATAATCTCCCATGCGGTGAGCACAGCAGTTTGCCAATCGAACCCGAAGTGGGTTCTCAAGGCGCTCCCCGCTTGGTCTGCATAAGGAACCAGCTTAACCGCTCCACGATACGTAACTTTCTCCTGGCGCTTATCCGTTCTCAGAAACTTGTATTCAAGTCCTGAGGGTCCGGAGGCGAAAGGGTCGAGTCGTGCATTCGTGAATTCACGGGACGAGAATGCCTTCACAGGAATTCTCGTGGGGCTGTCTGACATTCGGTCGAAGTAACTTCGGATTGCATCCGCAGCGTCGTCCATGTCAGAAATAAAGGGAAGCAGACCAAACTGAGTTTGCAGCCATTGATCCGAAATTATCCGCTGGGCAGTCGCGGAAGGGCCTTGCCGACTTCTGGAACGAAACTCGCGAAGTCTCCCACTCCTGGTGACGGCTTTCTTTAGCCGACCCTTGTGTTTGACTAGCTCGTTTACAATCCCTCGAATCGGGTGCCTAAACATCGAAACGACCTCGTGAAGTTCTGCTAGGAACGTAGGAGATTGAAATTTCCTCTGTGCTCTAGCACATTTCTTCAAAAAGTCAAGCTGCGCGATATCGTCAAGGATTTGACGTTCGCTAGGGGGTATGGCGAAATTATAAGCATTTGGAGGGAGACAGATATGTCCCTTCTGCCAAATACTCGTAAACGTCTTGGAAACCCCAGTACCAGAAGAGTAGACACCACCTACTGAACCATGATGGCCAGTAAATGATTTCTTGGTTGCATTAACGTCAGTGGTGGCCGAACGGCCCTCACGGATCGCTTGCTTCCATCCTATCAGGTTATCGGCTCGTGTCGAGTTCCCTGTCGCTGTATAAGCATCTCTGATTACGGAGTTACCGTACCAGGGAGAGTCCTTAAGATACACAGCAGTAGGCCAATTATATAGTCCTACCGAACCTCGGTAGAAACTCACGATTGAACTAAAGGATTTACTAGTACTCATTTGAGCACCGGGCCTATAGAGAATAGACCCTGTGCTCGGCCGTCAAAAGCGTAGAGCGTTAGCTCAACAAGAAAACGCTTAGACGGTGACCCTGAAGCGTCACGTCCTAAACAGACCGAAAGGTCTACAAGGACACCATACTCGCGTAGATCTAAGATAGGCGTCTCACGAGAGACGAATGCTCGTAACGTCTTCACGTTACCAACATCAGAGGCATCGACAAAAAGAGTCGAATCATCATGCGCAGGCAAGATCGTCTCCACTGGTTTCTGCCAGTAAGGAACGAGTTCCCACAAATCGGATAAAAC